AAGGGCACGCTGGGCGGCGCGTCGGCCCCGCCCCGGCGCCACCAGCGCCTACGCGGGCCTTTCTTGCTCTCTGTACTGGCGCCCGGCCCCGCACCGGGACCGCCCACACCCGGCCCGCCCATGGCAGACAAGTTAGTCACGATCACCTTTTGCGGAATATTGGGATCGCCCATCAAACTGCCGCGCCCGATGTTGATCAGGCCGCGCGCCACCTTCACCGAACTGATCACGCCATACAGCGCGACCGCTGCCGCGACCGCCGCGCCGATCCCTCCCACTACCTTGAGCGAACTGTCAGACAGCCCGCCCAGGCTGCGCGCGACACTGGTCAGGTTCGACGCCACCGCATCGGTCGCCGGGGCAATGGCATCGCCGACCGAGCGCAGCCCGTCGTCCATGCTTTGCCCGACTTCCTTCCACATCTGCGCCGAGGCGCTGCGCCGTTCGGCCAAGTTCTTGTCGAGAATGCCCGACGCTTCCCGCGAATCCTTTTTCAGCGTCTCGTACAAGTCCTTGTTCTGCATGAAAGCGGTCAGCGCCGCCTTAACCTGCATGTCGGCGAACAGATCGCCCGTGCGCAACGCCTGTTCCAGCGAAGCCATCATGGCCTTGGCTTTGGCGGGGTCCGCCTCCTTGCTGATCTGCGCCGTCGCCTCGGCCATCTGCTTGGCCTTCTCGGGGTCGACTTTCTCGATGTATTTCTGCGCCAGGGCGAAACTGGCCTCAACCGTCGACATGCCCTTTTGCAGCCCGGTGTCCATCGACTTTTGATAATCGATCCCGGCCTTTTTGTACGCCGTAACGGTGTCGTTGGAGCCGATTTTCTCGACCCAGTTTTTGAAGTTGTTGGCCGCCTCGTCGGCGCTGCCTGCGGTCTTCATCTGCACTTGCAGAATTGCGCCCAACTGGCTGACCGAATCCATGCCGGTAATGCCCAGCTTGCCCATGCTGGCCAGCAGCTCGGGGAACCAGCGCGCCATGTCGCTGGCCTCAAAGCTTCCCGCCTGGCCCTGATAGGCGATTGCCTCAAGCGCCTGTTGCATCACCTTGGGGTCACTGATCTTGGCGTTCTGCCCCAGGGCATTGATCATCTTGGCCGTATCGGTCCCATCGGCCCCTTGACCGACCACGAACTTGGCGGCTGTCGGCGCGTAACTGATGGCGTCTTTAAGCTCCATGCCCGCGCCTACCAGCGCGTTGACCACCTCGGCCACTTCGTTGCGGGCCATGCCCGTATCCCGCGAAGTATCGATGATGGTTTTCGACATCTGCGCCTCTTGCGGGGCATTGGCCACCCCGGCCTTGATCGCGATGTCACGAATGATTGCGTTGTAATCCGCACTGATTTTGGTCGGAACTGCCGCCGCTGCCGTCATGGCCACCGCCGCCCCTACCGACCTCTTGACCCCGGCCCGCCCCTGCTCGATCTGCTGTCGGCCTTTGGCTTTCAGCTCTGCGGCTTGGGCCTTGCGCCCCATGGCCTCGTAGGCCTTGCCCAGGTTGCTGACCTGAACCCCCTGCTCCTTGAGCGCCGAGAGGTTGGCATTGAGCCGTGACAGCAGCATGGCCGCACCCACCGCCCCGGTATCATGTGCCCGTTTCCACTGGTCACGCAGCTTGATGGTTTCGCCAATGGTGCTTTGCAGGATGCGCGCTTTCGCACCCTTGTCGTCGAGAGCCTTCATCTTGCTCTCGACTTCCTTGAAGGCCTTGCCGACCGTGGCACTGACTGCGCCACCGATCACAAGCCCGATTTTCAAGCTGTCCGACATACTGCCACCCACCGGAAAAGGGGCTCAATCCGTGAGCCACCAAAGCATTTCATTGAACGGCATGGCCAGAATTTCGGCGGCGGAAAACCCGGTTTCCGCCGCCAGCCGCTTGGCCGCCAGTTTCATGGTCTGCGGGTTACAGCTCGTCCTCGCTGACCAGGCGAAAATAGCCCGCCTGTAAGCGGCGGTAATCGCGCTCAGTGAGCGATTCCAAATCGTTGATGTGGGAGTCGGTCAGGCTCGCAAACAGGTTCAGTTCGAGTTTGGCGTTGTCGCCCTCGGCCAATTCCCGGGCAACGCGCGTATCCCTGACGCTCGGCGAGCGCATCGACAGCTTGTCAACAGTGATGCCGTTGATGGTCGCCTTGTATTTGAGCGTGATGCTCATGCCCTGCTCGGTTTCCTTGAGCCAGCTTGGCAGCGGTTCTTTCTCAGTCATGATCGTTCCTTAGAGCCCCAGGGCGGCGCGTTCAGCGGCCAGTTGATCCACGCCATCGATGACGCGAACCATGTTCACCATGTCGATCTCGTAGATCACACGGCCGTCGATTTCCAGCTTGTAGTACACGACCGACATCTGATGTTTCATTTCGGCCTTGTCGCCTGCCTTCCAGTCGCCCGGGTCGATTTCCTTGATGCCGCCGCGCAGGGTCGCGACCACGGCGCTGGTGGCGCCTTTCAATCCTTTGAACGAGCCACGGAATACCGCATTGGCCGCCGTGCGATCCGCCAGGCCGAAGAACTTCAACGATTCGCGGCGCACGCCATTGGTCACCCAACCGGCCTCCATCTTCTCTAGGCCCATGTCCAGTTCAATGTCACCGGCCATACCGCCACCGCGATAATCCTCGGTCTTGATTGAAATCTTGGGCAGCGTCAGCGAAGGCACGTCGCCGTTAAAGCTCACACCATCCAAGAACAGATTGGTGTTAGAAAGGGTTTGAGGAATCATTGCAGACGCTCCTTACGCGGCTTCGAGAACTTCGGTGATCCATTGATCGGTGACTTCCACGCGGAAGTTCGGGTTTTCGGCAGGCGGCACATCGGTAAAGCGGATGTTCCAATACACCTTGCCCTGCGATAGCTGGCTGGCCGTGTTCAGTTCGGTGTCGGCATACACTTCGAAATTGATGATCGCGCCTTGATTTTTCAGGTCGCGCATAAACGCTTCCAAGCCGTCCGTCACGTCCTTGATATAGGTCTTGGTGATCGAGCGGTCGACGGCCCACTTGTGGCCCGCCAGAATCGCGTCCATGACGATATCCATGGTGCGCACACGGGTGACGAACGACCATTTCGCATCGCTGGACATGGTGCGGTTACCCCACAGGCGGTAACCGTCATCGCGAATGATGGTGGTGATGTTCGCGTTGTTGAGCAGGTTGGCCCGGCAAGTCTCATCGCCGTCCAGAAACTCCACCGGGCGCGTGGTGCCGGTGATGCCCACCATTTCCTTGTTGGATGGCGAGGCCCAAAACCCGTACTCGGCATCGGTATACGCAAACATGCCAGCCGCCCAGGCCGAGGCCGGAGCATCCACGCTTGCGCTGGCCGTGGTGTCCCAGAACTGCACACCCGGATCGACCATGAATACGCGCTTGCTGCCGAAGTTCTCGGCGTAGTCCATGGCCGCCTCATCGGTAGTGCCCGGACCGTCGACGATGGCAATGGCGCGCAGCTTGCCCGCGAGCGCGTCCAGCGCCGTGGCGACGGCCAGCGTGGCCGTGTGCTTGGGCGCGATCAGAAGGCGTGGCTGCGCGTTGAAGCGGCTCTTGCCGTCGAGCAGGCCTTGCAGGCCGGTACGCTTGCCGTTTGCCAGCACACCGCCGATGACGGCCGAGGTCTGTTCCGCCGCATCGACGACCTTGGCCACCCCAACGCCCACGATCACCGCCTTGGCGCGCACGAAAATCGCTTGGCAAGCTTTGGTGATCGCCGCGTCGGCGCCCCATGCCGCGATCGCTTCGCGTTCACTGGTGATCAGTTTCACCTCGTTGGCCGCTGCCAGCGGCGTGCTGTTCGCGCCTGGCCCCGGGGTGAAGGTGTCGCACAGGCCGATGATCGAGGACGACGGCAGGGAAATGGTGCGCGCACCGGTATCGACGTTCGTGACAGTAACGCCGTGAAAGAAACTCATAGGCCAATCTCCAGATGTGAAAAAGCCCCGCTATGCAGGGCTTGGGAAAACGCACAGAAACAAGAACGCCCCGGGTTACGGGGCGCTCAGCGATACACAGCAGGCGTGCAGCGGTTACTTCCTCGGCCAGCTTGCGGCCTGAACTTGCTCGACGATCACCGCCTGGCTAATCCGCGCCTCCAGTTCGGCTTTCTTGGCCAACGCGGCGTTGCGAGCCGTCAGCGAGTCATTACCGACCGCCTGCACCTGGGCAGCGGTATGCTGCCGATACGCCCCGACGCCTTGCGCATCGGTACACCATACCGGCGTCTCCCAGCCCTCGGCCGGAGCCGACAACGACGACAGCACCGCCGCCATCAGATTGGACTGATCAGTCACCTGTGAGGGGTAGGCATAGAGCGCACCCAGCGCGCTGCTGGAAAATCCACCGACGATCTCAGCCGCGCACGCCGCGCTGATTTCGGCCAGTTTCGCGGCCTTGATCTGCTCAAGGGTGACCGACTGGTAAGGCTCCGAGTCGGACAACAAAAGCCCCTCGGTCACCCAGCGCGGCTGTTCCACGTTGCGCTGCCAGTCGTCCGGCGACAGCTCCAGCAGCAGCTCGGCAGAAGGCAATACGCAATCGAATGCCTCCGTGTCGAACCAGCCAATCACCTTGCGGGTGATGGGGTCAAAATACGCGTATTGCATGAATTAATACTCCACTGTCAGCACACCAGGCATTCCCGCCCCGCCCGCACCACCTGTTGCCGTTCCAGTTGCCGCCGGGGAATATCCTGCACCACCACCGCCGCCGCCAACACCGTTCCCCGTGGCTGCAATCGCCGTGCGTCCGCCGCCCTGTCCAGCACGGCCGCCGCCGCCAGAGGTGCCAAACGGACCGCCTCCCCCCGAACCACCGTCTCCGCCGAGGTATTGACCCTGCGCGTCCCCTCCGTCAGATCCGCCCCCCCCACCGGCCGCCGAGGAATAACCACCGGCCCCCGAGGCTATGTCACCACCGGTACCAGCACCGCCACCCGACAGGTTCAACAGACTTCCGAAACTGGTCGTCCCACCATTCGCGCCGCTTTTACCTGCTGTACCGCTTGCAGCCGACGCACCAGCGGCACCACCTGCGCCAATGGTGATTGCGTAGGTCGTACCCGGCGTTACAGCTATCGGCTCTCGGATAACACTTCGACCTGCCGCACCGCCACCGCCACCGCCCGCGCCATTAGACGACAATCCGCCACCGCCACCGCCACCC